TTAAAACTTCCTGTCTTATATCCTGCAAAATCTCCAAAAGTAGCTGAACCAGTATAAGATGCTGCTTTCTTTACAAATTGTTTTCTTAGATATGTGTCTCTTTGATCTACATAATATTTAGATGTAGCAGCACCATTTACTGATGGTGAATTTGGTAATCCTAATACCTCACCATCACCACTAAAAGTTAGATTAGCTGCACTTGTCATTGTGGAAGTTGCTAATCCTGTAATTGTTTTGTTTGTTAATGTATCAGTAGTAGAAGAACCTACAATATTTATATTACTACCACCTGCATTATCTATAGCCCATCTTGTTGCAGAATGGTCAAATACTAATTGTGCATTAGTTCCACCACTTCTACCAACTCTCAATCCTGCATCTTGAGATGATAAAGCAGTTGAACCACTAAAATTTATATCAATTATTGGATCTTCAACAACCATTGTAGCTGTATTTTGTATAGAAGAAGAACCTTCAACTATCAAATCACCATAAATTGTTACCGAACCTGTCATATATCCAGATGGATTAAGTGTCATTATTAATTTACTACCATAACTTCCAGTAGTATATAAATTTCCACCAGTTGACTCATCATACATGTACATATCTCTAGTTTGTACATCTCCATCCGTACCTGTATCAAATGAACCTGTTCCCAAACTAGCTAGTGTTAGATTTCCCCATTCTACATCATATAATCCAGTTGCGGAAGATGTAGTTGCAGAAGTTTTTGCAACTTGTCCTGCAGTTGTTGATGCTTTAGCTTGTCTTGTTAAATCAATTAATGCCATATTTTAACCTACGTTTTTCGGTTGTATTTTATATTTTAATAAAATTTCATCTCCAGAAGCTAATGTAATACCTCGTAAAACTCCTGAATCTAGTGTTTTTTTCCTCAACCTTAGTTTCTTATAATTATCAGCGTAATAATAATCTACTCCTGTTGTTCCTGTCCAAGACGGTTTATTAAATTGTAAAACTGAATTTACAAATAATTTACCTGATATTGGTCTAAGTTTATACCTACTAATAGAATATAAAGTACTTAAATCAAATTCTTGATAAGTTGATGTGGATGTAGATATATCAGAATATCCCCACACTTTAATTCTTTCTCTACTAAAATCTAACATCGCTCCCATAGACAAAACATCGTGTTTTCTTGAAGGTTCACCTAATATATTATTCATCCTAAAAGGTAAATTTGAACCAGATGCGTCTGTGAAAGTAAATTTATCTGCATTAAATTTTGACTCACTTACTGGAGCTACAAAATTTCGTATCGTACCCTTATATCCTTCTAATTCTGTTCTCATTTTATTACAGTGCTGTAATTTATTACTACATTATCTTCTTCATCTAAATTAATACCGCCTCCTGTATGTTGTTTATTTATACTGACATATCCAGAATTAGATGATGATATAAAAAAATCTTTTAAACTACTCGTGTTCTCTTGGTTACTAAGTGCAGACAAACTCATACCATTTACATTAACAATAACAGAACCATTTCTAACTTTATGTCCACTAGTTACTGATAAAGTATAAACTTGTCTATCTGGAGTTGGACTTGTATCCAATGATGAAGATTGTGAACCAGATAGATATAATGATTGATCTAAAAATGACGCACTTACATATCCCATAGTCACAACTGCTTTTGTATCTTGAGAGCTTGTAGGTTCTCCACCATACCTCATTACATACTGAGTCTCTCCACCAAAAATATTTGTAAATTCTAAATCTTGTATCTCTTGACCAACTGCAGGTGATATACCTCTAATAAAATCTGTAACTCCACCTAATTGACTTGAACGAGAACCACGAGTTCCTAAAATTCTAACAGTTTCACTTTTACTATCAGGTCTAAATACAGACGCTATAGAGAAATCAGATTCATCTACAATGTCCAATCTCTTTGGAGAAAAGTATTTAGTTGTAGTTACATAATCATTAAAACTTTCTGGAATCAAATATCCTCTAAAATTAAAAGTAAAATTAGTTTTAATAATTCTCTCTGCTTCAGCCATTTCAGTTGCGTCATCAAAACTATCTATGTTTACTTTAAATTTAAACTTACCTGGTTCTCCCCAATAAGCTCCATCACTATAATTTATCCTCTCTACTATAGAATTCATTTGTTCTATATAAGGTGTCCAAATAATAGCTTCATATGTCATAACAACATAATCGGGCATTGCTACAGTATAATATTCTTTTGATTTTAACAATCCTTGTTGAACATTAAACTTATCATAACGATTTTGTGTGGTATATTTTCTTTCAAAAGTATAAAAATTCTTTGGGTCATTAGCATCTACTTTATCAACTGCTATAGTATCATCTTTAGCGATAGTTGACCTTCTAAACGCTACCAATGGTGTAATTAATTGTCTCTTTCTATCTCTTAAATAACCACTTTTACGAATAGCTTTCCATCTTTCAGGATTTGCATACATAACAGGTACATCAACTGTCTCACCTGCTTCCTCTACTGTAGGCTTGATTACATTTGTAAAATAATACATTACTGCAGCATCGTGGTCCATCAAAGAAACAGATACATTCTTAACCGTATCGTTAGTTCTTTTACGTTCAAACCCACGATTGGGTACTGGAGTTGTCATTCTAACTCTTTGAGACCGTGCTATTGGTTTAGTCCGTGCCATACTACATAAATCCTTCTTTAACAACTACTCGTTTAGGTGTTATATATTTTTGAGTAGTAACTTTATTGTTAAATGATTTTGGAATCAAGTATCCATTTAAAGTTACATCAAATTCAGTTTTAACTACTCTTTCAGTATCAGACATCTCAGTAACATCTGAAAAACTATCAATGACTGTTTTAAATTTCATTTTATCTGGTGCACCCCAGTATGAACCTACACTATAATTTACTTTCTCTACTATTTTATTCATCTGTTCTGTATACGCTGTCCATATTATAAAATTATAAGTTAATGTCATATAATCTGGTAGAGTAACATTATAAAATTCATTTTGTGGTATTAACTTCTGTTGTGCTGTAAATTTATCATACCTATTTTTTTGTGTCCATTTCTTTTCAAAAGTATAATGTAACTTTGGATTGTTAGCATCCAACTTATCAAGTGGAATACTTTCATTCTTAGTCATACTTGTTCTTTTAAACATTATTACTGGAGTTAATATTTGTCTTTTTTTATCTCGTATATAACCAGTCCTTCTTACCGAAGCCCACCTTTCAGGTGAACCATACATAATAGGTACTTTTATTTGTTCTCCTGCTTCTTCTACTCTAGGTCGTATAACATTATCAAAATAATACATTATCGCTGAATCCATATCCATAAGACCTACAGATATATTTTTTACATTATCATCTGACCTTTTGTAGTCTCTACCTCGATTTGTTTCAAGTACTGGGGTAGGAGCGGTTGGCTTTTCTTTCGCCATTAATTAACTCCTTGTCTTATTCTTTCTATCTGTAAGTTTGACCTTCTGACTAAAAATGTGTTACACACAACCGACCAATTAGAATCTACATTACCACCTACTAATTGATTTTCATTTATAGAACCAATCTCAAAGTGTGCATAATTCCAATCAAATATATCACCAGGTTCTATAACTAAATTTAACTCTGTAAGATATTCTCTTTCTACCCAAAATTGTGCTGTCTGTTGAGCATCTAATCCAAATTCATCTGTATTAAAATCTATATCATCCGCTGAAATCATACAAGGTACTTTAACTCCTGCTAAATAAGTCTTACCACCTGCTGCTTCACCGTAAAGATTCGTTGTAGTATCTGCTACTGATATTCTATATAAAACAGCAGTTTGATTTATAATACCATCACCGTTTTGTGCACCACTCTTAGGGTCGCCAACTAATTCACGATTGATACTTGTAAATAAGCCTTGATCTCTTGTAGATAAGAACCTGCTTGCCATTATGTTATCCTATAAAAATTGGAGATATTGGTATTCTACCTAACTTATCTGACAAAAATTCTCCTTCATCTCTGTCTTTTTCAAGGAGTGCCCTTTTTGAAGTTTGTTCTAACATTTCTCTGAGTTGAGTAATTAACATCTCTTTATCAGCAGTTGCTTCACTTCTTAAAGTTTCTCCATCTAATGTAGTTTCTGAATTAGGAATAGGTATTGAAGCATATTTTCCTCTAACATGACCCAACAATTCTTTACAAAGTGCTAATCCATATTTTCTAATCCACGTTTTACTCGTATCATTAATCTCACCATATTTCATATTACCATAAGGTGCGTTAGAAAAGTCAGAGACTACTCCTAATCCTGCTCCTGAACCAGATGGTATACTTGTAGTTTTGTCATTCTTAACATAATAGTCAAAATAAACTTTAAATGTCTCTCCACTCGGATTAGGGAATATCCTCATTTTATTATCCACTATATGAAAACCATATGCGGATTTTCTTATCGTGTCATTCAATTCAATAGCTTGCATTCTCAACATATCTTCAAATATAGGCATCATTGTATAAGATACCGCTGGTGACATACTACCAAATCCAAAACCCGATATTAAATTTTGTGTACCATATCCAGTTGTTGCGTATGGGTCAAAAAATCTTTGAATAGCTGGTGTATTTCCATGATGAACTCTACGTATTTCAATAGCATTGCTACTTTCACTTACATTTGCCCATAGAGTATTTAAATCATATACTTGAGAACCACTCACAATATCTATCGAACCAGATTTTAAAGTAACTTCTCCACCTACTGGTATAGAAGCTTCTGTTCCATATTCTTGAGCTAATTCTACTACTCTACCCATAGATGGATTTATATTTCTATGTGTGTACTCACTTCCAGTAGACTGTCCCTGTAAGGTCATTAAGTTATCAACTATATTAAATTGATTTACTTGTGAAGAGTATTCCGCTATAGACTCTTCAAAACAAGCATAAAAATGAGAATCTTGTAATTCAACATCCATAATAGGATATCCAAGTCTTTTGCCCGCCCATATTGCAAAATTAGGTGCATCTGTTTGAAAAGTTGATTCATTGTCATAAAATCCAAACGGAGTACTACCACTTGCGGCCGAACCACTACCTGGCCATATTGAAGGTTGTGCCATTTAACTTTCTCCTATTTATGTTCTTGTTCATTATCGTGTTCTCCCATTGCTGGAGATATAAGTTTATTGTTTGCAAAATAATTAGTCATTTCTTCTCCAGTTGTATCACCTATAGTGTAAGTTTCAAACTCACCATCTATATCTTCAAATCCAACTACAGTTACTGCTTCCTCTACCATTTTATCATAATCTCCATCAACTTTTTGTCGTATGACTTCCAATCCTAAATTCCCATCTAAAATTGGAAACCCACCAAGTTGTAACTGTGCTGTTTTCCATTCATTTTTTGTAACTATATTATTAAATCTTAAATCATTTATATCATATTTAGTTTCTGTATATTTTCTTTCAGGAGAATATGATTCAAATCCTACATTACAACAAAAATGATATCCTAATTCTTTTGCCCAATCATCAACATCGTCTATATCTGTAATCGTTTTTGCTCGTGCACCCACTCTATCATATTCTTCCATATTTTCATCTACTTCACTACACCCACGAGTTTCTATACCATCATCTCGATAAACTATACCACACGGCATAGCTTGCATCCTCATTGGATGTCCAATAGTGGTAATCAAATCCGAACCATCACTATACTTTATTTTAACTAACTTTGTAGCCTTTTGTTTAGTTTTTTTAGCTACTCTCTTATAAGTAGCTTGATTCATTTCTGGATGAGCACCATCATAATCATCAGAATTCATATCAAATGTTTTGATTATATCACCCTCTTGTACTTCTTCTATTGGTTTTTGATAACTACCATCTTCATGATACATAGTTATCATAGTACCTCGTACTACTCCAGGTTTAATCTGTTCCATTATTTTTCCTTAATATGAATTATAACGTTCCTGCACATATTAAAATATTATTTGCAAAAACAAACGATGCATTTTCTTCGGTTATTCCCAAACAATACATAGTATGAATGCCTTCTACATTTTCAATAGATTCTAATGTAATATCTGCAACGGTATCCCCATCATCTTGATGTACAGTGTTACCTACTTGTAACTCTTGTGCTAACTCTCCTGTACCTTCAACGTCTTCACTTTCATCAATATTTTGTCTACCGATAATTTTTTCCATAGCTTCTACATTAGGAACTAACCAACCCGTTTCTTCTGATGCTCCATAAATTGGTTGGTCGTTTGTCGTTATTAAACTTACATCATCTTCAAAGTTTAATTTTACTATATCTGTTGCGTCGACCTCCGCTTCAATAACATCAGATATTGTACATACATTTTGTTCATTTTCACCAATATGAGCCATATCAAAATCTTCACTTGTTAGGTAAGTTTGTACCTTATCACCTTCTGTTAAGCTTTCTATTGCTTTTTGGTCTCCGTTTTCCATCGTGATCAATGTTCCTGCATTTAAATATGATTTCAATTTCA